TGTAACATTAGAAGTTAATGATGATTTAGTTAATGAAGCCAATACTATTGAAGATAATAAAAAATCAATAAGGTCACAAAGAAATACTTTATTAAGTCAGACTGATTGGGCTTTAGCTTCTGATAGTCCTTTAACAGATGAACAAAAAACCGAAGTTACAACATATAGACAAGCATTAAGAAATTTACCTGCACAAGAGGGTTTTCCTAATAATGCTTTTCCTGCAAAGCCAAGTTTTTTATAAGGAGTAAACAATGCAAACAATAGTAAGAAACGGAACTAATATAAGTCTTTATTATCTAACCGATAGTAAGACTGTAGATATTACTTCCACAGAAACCACAATCAGTGAAGGCGGTACGCCAGAACTTATTATATCAGATTGTACTACAAGTGATGCAACATTGCATACAGGCGTAGATGCTAAATCAGATTACTGGGGTTGGAAATATAAACATGATGGTTCTTCATGGTCAACTAATACAGATTTTAAAGGTTCTAATAGCCTTTCATCTGATATTAATGACTCTGTAACGACTATTCCTGTCGGTAATTCAAACCCATTTACAGCGTCTGGTACTGTGCAAATAGGTGATGAGAAGATTACTTACAATGGAGTAGATGGAACAAATCTTACAGGTTGCACTAGAGGGACTGCATCAACTGATGCTGCAAGTCATTCCTCTAACGATAATGTAGAACAAATATAGTAAGGAATAATCATGGCTACTAAACCAACAACAAGTGTAGTAAACCAAAAGATAGATGACCATGTTGGTGCTTGTGCCGACAGATATGATGCAATAGATAGACGATTGTATAGAATAGAAGCCATTATGATTGGTGCAAGTGCATCATCTATAGGCTTATTATTAAAGATAGCGTTTACCTAAGATGTCTACAAAAATTGGTTTGCAAGGAGAACTTTTAGCTGCCTCTGTTTTGCAAGGCTACGGAATTGATAATGACCTTGTTGGAAAAGATGGTTATGATTTACTGGCGTGGTTAGAACAAAAACCAATACGAGTACAAGTAAAAGCTACACAAAAAGCCCATATAGATCGTGGTAAAAATGTTGCACGATACAATTTCCAAACAAACTATGGTGGACAGAAAATACCTATATCTAAAATACAATGCGATATGTTAGCTTTAGTTGCCCTAGATAAACGTACTATACATTTTATGTTACCTCAAAATCTCTCCACAACAAAAAAAATACATGAAAAACAAATGACTTTAGAAAACGAACAGATGACATTCTCTAAAGTTTTTGATACATTAAAAAGAATGTGTACTTGTTCGTAGGAGTAATTAATGATTAGTTTATTAGGTAGTTTACTTGGTTTTGGAACTTCTTTCATGCCAAGCGTTTTAGGTTTCTTTGAAAAGAAAGCCAAATTTAAACAAGATTTACTTATGCTTGAGGCAAAGGCAAAATATGCCGAACAAATGTCTAAGTACAAAGTTCAAGAGCTAGATGCAGAAGCTGATATAGCCGAAGCAAAAGCTATTTATGCTCATGCCGAGCAACTTTCCAAAAACAATTCCTCTAAATTTATCGGTGCGTTACAAGCATCAGTACGCCCAGTTATTACTTATTTATTGTTCTCTGTGTTTGCCTTTGTTAAAGTTACACAGGTCTTTATAGCAATACAACAAGGTGACGACCCATTAGAGGGCGTAGTAGCTGCATGGGATATTGAAACGCAAAGTATGTTTTCAGCAATTATTGCTTTTTGGTTTGGCAATAGAATGATGAAAAAAAATAGATAAATTTTAATAGGAGTTAAAAGTGTATCTAAATTTAAGTAAGTTTGTAATAAAGACAGATAGGTTTTTAGCTTGGCTAACTTGTTTTTTTATAATAGCAGGTGTAATTAGACATTGGTAACTCAAGGAAAATAAAATGGATCATAAAGTATTTTGTAAATTAATAATAAAAACTGAAACATCAAAAACAGAATTAATGCAACAATGTGGTGTTTCTAAGATAACTATTAACGGAATGATAAAAGGCACAGCTCCTGTTTCAGACAGCGTTCAACATTATCTTGTAAATAAACTTAACGCATGATACAATTTCTTTTATAATCATAGGTAATAAAATGAAAAATATTGTTATGGCAGTTTTTGTATTAGGATTAGTTACAGCTTGTGCTAGTTCTAACATTGGTATCAAAGCTAATGTACCAGAAAGCCAAAAAGTTAAAATATTAATTGAGACTGAACCAAAATCTGAATAATGGAAATCCCACAGGTTTGCCATATGCAGCGAGCATTAAGTGACGCTCAAATTTTTACTGTCCTAGAGAAAATAAAAAAAATACCCTCCCAAGACGGAAACCTAACAAGTGGCGATAATAAATCTTATAGAAGTGTTGATGTAAAAGCCTTTGAAGCTAACAATAAAGAACTAGAATTTGTTGCTGAAATTGTTTCTAGTTTCACGCATACTGTTAATGATAAGTATTGGAACTTTGATATAAAAGGCTTTGCCGAGCCACTACAGTTCTTGACATATAAAAAAGGTGGCAAATATGATAGTCACATGGACATTAACTGGGAAAACCTAAACTCCAAAAGACCAAACAGAAAAATTACTACAATCATTCAACTAACAGATAATGATAAATATTATGGCGGTGATCTAAAAATTGACGTTGATAATAAGAATGATTTTTTTATAACAAGAAAGAAAGGCGATATAGTTTGTTTTCCATCTTTTCTTTTACATAAAGTTTTTCCTGTCAAGAAAGGTGTAAGACATTCTATTGTGTCTTGGCTGTCAGGCGACTCTTGGAAATAACTGTTTTTTGCAATCCTCATAAACAGATTGATATTTACTAACAAGTTTTGGTTCTCTTATATGTATCTCTCGTATGCCATGAATAACACTTGTATGGTCTTTGTCATACTTATCGCCAATCTCAACTAAACTTAATATTGAGTTTGTTTTTAGTAAATTAAATATTAACCATCTTGCTATAGATAATTCTTTTACCCTTCTGCGTGATATTAAATCAATGTATGATAATTCAAAATCATTACATATGTGTTCTATTGTTTTATCTAAACATTTTTTATTTCTTAACTTTTCCATTTTCTTCTATTGCCCTATCTATGTAGAATTTAGCTTTCTCCAAATCTTGTTGAAAATTTCCTTTCTTAGTACATCTCCACACATATTTACTTGCATTACCAAGACAATAAGCAATAAAACCTTTTACTCCCAACATGGCTCGTATGGAGTCTAAAGCCTCTAACTTATCGCCTTGATAATGAGGTGGATTATTAACTAAATCTTCTTTCATTTAAAAAGGAATGTCGTCATTTGGCTCAACGCTTGATGGTGTAGCATCTTGATTATTGTTTGTGCCGTGCATCTTTAAAGAATTAACTTTAATTCTAATAGTAGCATTAGCATCACCATCTTTTTTGACGTAAGCATTTATACCAGAAAGTTCACCAAAAACAGTCACTGGTTTACCTTTTGTTAAAAAAGTAGATAGACTTTCACCTAACTTACCCCACAAAGCACAATCACTATAAATAACTGTGTCTTTATTAACATTAGAAGCAACTGTAAAATTTAATACAGATGTTTCATTTACCTTTTTTAGTTCTGGATCGCTGGCAAGGTTTCCAACTATACTTAATGAGTTCATGTTTTTCTCCTATGGTTAATTAAACTCTATCTTCAAGAGCAGTCTTTCTGCTCGCAAAAATTCCTCTTACATAATCAGTATGATTTGACTCTTTTATTTTTTTGCCATTATTAACACCCCAATCAGTTAATTCTTTTATTGATGTAATGCCATTAATAGCTGTTTCAAAACCTTCTTTTTCTAATGTGTCTGTATGGCTATTTTCATCAACATAATTATCTTTTGGTTGCTCTTGTATTGTTTCATGTGAAACATTATCAGGTGGCAAATCCTCACCTTGATATATAAACAAGCCATAGCCAAACATACCTAAACATTTAACAAGACCTCTTTGAAAAGCAGTATTAATTTGAAAAGCATTAGGTTGTGCAATAGGTTTATTTTTAAAGTCAAGTATAGGAAATTCCTCTGTAAGAGTTCTATCTTCTATGGTAACAGAAATTGATAAAAAACCCTTTATGTCACTTAATTTTTTAGTAAATGTAACATCTGGATAAGCCTTACTTACATGACCCCAAGCGATAGACCATGATATATAACTATACTGACCTTTTTTTTCTATATCTTTTGGGTTAATCTCAATGGTGCTTAATGTTTCAAACACAGTTTTTTTAGTCATCTTTTTCTCCATTTTTTATTTGCGTTAATGTTTTTGAATATTTATCTTTGCCAATAGCTTTCCATCTACCACCCCAGTTATGTTCCATTCTTTTTTCAAATTCTGACCAGTAAATATCCCAATCAAAACCACAATGTTTTTCATATAGCTCCTGTAGCATAACGTGCATCTTTTGTTTTTTATTCATTAGGCTTCTTGTAATGTTTGCGTGTTTCTTCACAGAAAAAAGAGTTTTCATATCTCTTTGGTCTATGACTGTATTTCTTACCTTTAGCGTTCTTCCTGCCATCTATTAATTTCTTTGACATTATTCTTCCTCTACTTCTGCGTTCATAGGCATATGTGTAACAAGATACTTTGCTTTCATAGGTGGCATATCCCAATAATCATCTTTAGCCATCTCAAGGGCTTGTTCTGGCTTCCACGCCTTAAAACTTTTGTGAACTGTAATAATTTGTGTAACTTTAACTTTATACATTTTTTGTTTTACTATTTTAGCCATAAATCTTTTGCCTTATTTTCTAACTCATCACCTAAGTTCCAATAAAAATCACCAATAAAGTCTGGAGTATCTAAAACACTAATAGGGTCATCAAGCATAATTAATGATTGTCTTAGTCTTGCTTTTTTAATCATTGACCTTGAGTACAACTCTAAATTACCAAAGGACATTTCTTCACAGTTATCTGGGTGGAAAGCCTCCGCCTTGTTTTTATTACCTACTATAATAATAGGATAATATTCTCTGTTCATAGCTTCCCAGTACACAGTAATTTGTTCTAAGTAGTTTAATCTTGGTATTTTAGGAATAGAGGCAACACTAAAACCTTTAGTTCCATCTTTTCTCATAGCACCCAAACGTGGCTGTAAAGTTTTAAATTCTATAATTGTTTTTGGATTATTAATTAAAACATCAGCGTAACCAATAATCGGTACAGATAATTCTTTAGGCTGCCATAAAATTTGTTGCTCAAAGTTAGTTTCAACAAATGTTTTATGTTTTGCTGGTTTAAAGTTTTCACCTTTTATTTCTTTCAAGGTATCAATAGTTACATCAAGCATATTTTGAGCTGTCATTGGTGCGTGTTCTTTGCAGCCAATCATCTTTTGTGCATCATTTTCGTTTACAGCAATATGTTCATCAATCTTGTTACCAATCTCATCAAATATTAAATCTATTGTTTCTTGATCGTATTCAAAGGTATTAGGATTT